GCTTCTGCGTCTCGAAACACAGAGGTCACGTCTTGACCCACAAGGTGCGTCTCTCGAAAAAACTCGACCTCCTGCGCATCGGAGAGCCCGTGCTCTACGGTGGCACCCACGGCCCGATCCCCCGTTCTTTTTGGTGGGAACATGGGACATCTTACATCTCGGCTGGCCCCAGTGTCTACACATACAGTGAAAAATCTTGGAACGACAAAGTGAAAGATATGGTGGACACGCTGGCGTTCGCGGAGTCGTCAGATGTGGGCGCACCGACGGTGGACCCCGCGTCGTTACGGGGCGAATGAGATCTACGACGCGGCGATGAAGGGTGACTACGAACTCCTCGAGCGCTTGTACCACGAAGGCGCACCGGAGGCGCCGGGCACACTCGAGGATCTCTTCGATCGTTGGATCGACTCCCTCGGTGCCGTGGACCACTGGATCGGGGTCAGTGCGAATCTCGAGCGATGCATCAAAATCGTGACGGAGTACAAACAGAGGGTCGTTTTTTTTCTCGGGTGATATATATACCCATGAACGTCAATTTTAATTACGACGAGTACCAGAATAACCAAAACCTGGGAGCCCGCACTAATCGCGAACTCATGCGTCTACTCAAACTCCCGTATACGTGGAAAAATGCTCAGACGATGAAAAAAGTTCGTGTAATCAGAAATTCAATCTCTCTACCAAATTTACAAAAGTTTTACAGACGCACTGATGAGGTGCCGAAACGGGAAGTCGATCGAATTAAACGCGAATTAGGAAAAGCTCTCGGTCGACCAGCAAATAATAGAGATGTTTACTTTATCTTTGCGTCGAAGTGGGGTTATGACCGCTATACTCCTAATGATAACATCGTGAAAGACAATAATTTCCGCAGTCTTGACTGGAAGAATGTCAATAGGGACGACGTCATTGGACGGTTGGCGACAAAGTTCGGTCGTGACACGTCTAAAGCGGAGTTGACGCGATTTAAGAAGGCCTTTTTCCGAAAAATTACGAGAGACACCCCGAGAGATTTGGAAACTCTGAAGAGAATCTTCCGAAGCACACCAATCTTATATCCTGTGCAATCTGACATATCGGGAGTGAATAATTTGACACGTCAGAACATGCCAATCCGAGCAATCAGAAATGCGGCGAATTATGTGTATGAGCAAAATACCAACAACAACAACAACAACAACAACAACAACAACAACAACAACAACAACAACAACAACAGCAACACCACCGTCAGTTACATGCACAATACCAATCGCGTTCGTCGCAACGCCATGCGCAATGCCGTCAATCGAAACATAGAGTGGCAAACCAAGGTAGTCAACACGCTTCCGCGAGATGCAATATCGTTCCAAAATTTCAAGAACGGTTCAAAGGCTGTCAACATTGGCTATAATCGATACGTGAGCCCTGCAATGTTCCGCAAACTCGCACGAACGTCCATGATTGAGGCCTATAACCGCAACGGGAATGCAGTTCTTTTTAAGAATCCATTCAATAGAAGTAACCTGAAGCGCTCAAATATCAAATTCGTCATTTTGCGGACGAAGAACGCCGCGGCGCGAAAAATCCAAAAGGCGTTCCGTTCCAGACCGAAGATGAAAATGCTCGCTGCAGCGCTTAAACGCAAAAGAGACCATGAAATTCACACAAACTGATCGTATAAAGATTTTGTACAATAATAAAGTAAATCACAGCGAACATGTTGACAATTGCCACTAATTTCCAAGTGTACGCATCCTCCTCTAACAAACAAAAGAAGGAACTTAAAAAGTTTCGCAAGTTTGGCAAGCGCATCGCCCGTGAGAGGCGGGTCGATTTCGAGCGCATGGCTGACAAGATGAAGGACATCGCCAAGGATGAGGAGCGCCGAACGAAGGAACTCCTCAAGCAGCACCGCGAATTCTTCGAGAAGCGCGTCGGTGGGGACGACGCCGAGTCCACCTCTATCGACTTTTACGAGAAGTGATGAATACGAAATACACCGCCATGCACGCGAACACGGCGCACAGATAGGTGTTCTCCGTCTCGAAGGCGAGGAGGGTGGAGAGGATGCTGTACTGCGCTAAGCGAATCTGACGCCTCGTCTTCTTGAGGCTCCGCTTCATGGCTGCCCTGGACTTTTCCAAGCCCAGGACAGCCGTACTTATGTTTTTCACCGTCGTAGGCATAGCCGTTGTAGTGGCCAAGATCTTCGTGACATCGATCGTATCCGACACGCGTTTCTTGATGAGTGGTTCGAGGTAGTTGAAATAGTTAAACTCGGGATCTAATTTTTTCAGGGTGCCTTCGACGAGGGTGAACGCCTTGGCCAGGTAGACGAAGGCGAAAGGGATGACGAAAGGTTTCTCTTGGGCCAACTGCATCATGAGTTCGTCGTCCATGAGATTTGTCGTGAACTCTCGAACGTCGAGTTTCTCCATGTACCCCAAGATGTTTTCAAAAAAAATCTCCAAGTCACCCAAATCGGTGCTCGTGGGGATGATCACCTTCAATCGCACCAACGTATCGACGATGCTCTTCGTGTCTCTCTGCACGATGGAGACGAGGAGGTCCATGAACCCGTCTCTGAGTTCTTCGGAAATTGGAATGCACAGACCGAAATCATAAAACACCAATTGTCCCTTCTCCCCGAACGCGACGTTTCCCGGGTGTGGGTCGGCGTGGAAAAATCCGTGTTCCATGGTTTGTAACACGTAGGACGTGATCAGGGCTTCACACACCTTTGAGTTCACCACCCCGTCGGGGAGTTCGGACAACTTGACGCTCGGCACGTATTCCATGACGATCATTTGGTCGTTGGACAAATCTTCATACACCTTTGGAACCTTCACCCATTTGACTTTTTTAAAGTTCTTCTTGAACCGAATGGCGTTTTCAATCTCGTGGGTGTAATCGGCCTCGAGCAATAAGTTTTCAATGCTCTCGTCCAAAACGAGATTGTTCCCAGTGCCCGTGTCCACGCCAACGAATTCTAAAAATTGGACGATGTCTTTGATGTTATCGCAATCCTTTCGCATGAGTTCGCTGACTCCGGGGCGTTTGCGTTTCACGATGACCGGGGTGCCATCCTTCAAGGTGGCGCGGTACACCTGTCCTATGGAGGCACTCTTGAACGGTTCGGGGTCGTACGTCCCGAACAGGGAGGCCACGCTCAGGTCGTCTTCATATTTCACCACCGGCACGGAATCTTGGAGGGTCTCCAACTCACGGGTGAATTCGATTGGGTATATGTCACCGCGGGTGGACACGGTTTGTCCCAACTTGACAAAAGTCGGACCGAGATCGATGAGTTCTTTTCTCGTCCATCGTCCGAGGGAGGCTTTGTCTTTCGTCGTGGCGTTCTTCACCAAAAACTTGGCGGCGAATGACCACGTTTTTATTTTTTGTACGTGGGGTGCAGGAGGTCGAACCATCCCAACTTACTAAGGACTGACAGATTTTTTTTGTGCATTTATTATAATAACACAATGGTCAAGACACCCCCCAAGTTGTTCAACACGGCGTCTTGGTTGAACCCCATCATGAAGGCTAACACCCTCGAGCACATCATTCGATGGCCGGTCGTCTTCGCCGTCATCGTCCTCTACCAATCTCTGTTCATCGAGCGCGCGATTCGCATCCCGGACAAACTCGATCGAGTATTCAAGCAGAGCGCCCTCGCGCGTCTCATCGGCCTGTGGCTCATCGCCCTCAGTGGCACCCAAGACTTTGAATCCGCCTTCCTCGCCGCCATTATTTTCCTCATCACCATATGGTTGTTCAAGAGTAAGAAGGAACGCGAGCGAGATGGATTTTGGGGGTTGAACAGACAACCGTTGGTCATCGTCACCACGGGTCAAAAGAAATCTGATTAAATAGTAGAAGATGCACGTGCACATCGTAGGCGCTGGCCCGACGGGTATGGCGCTCGCGTGGGAACTCTTGACGTCTGGTGCACAGCACGCGGTGACTTTGTACGATCGAAAACCATCCGCGGGTGGGAGTTGGTGGGAACCGTCCATGGATGCCCGCGACCTTCACAGCCATCGCATCGTCTTTGATCGTGCATACGTCAACACCAGAGACCTCTTTGAGGAGATGGGCATCGCGTGGGACGACGTCTTCGCCCTTTCGGATGCCGACATGTACAGCGCCATCTTGCCCCTCCTCGAGGCGAAGGATTATTTCAAACTCCTCGCCCTGGGTGTGAAAGTGCTGGCCTCACCCGAAAAGCACAGGCGAATGACTCTCGAGCAAGCGTGTAAACCTTTGGGTCTCTCCGAGGGTGCGAGTTCACTCTTGGCGAGTCTCCCATTGGCCATGGATGGGGTCGCTTGGGACGTGATGACGGCCTACGAGTTTGTCAAGTCTTTCGATTACGTCGCTCTCAGTAAGCAATACACACAAAAGGTGAACGGAAAGGTGATGTGTGACGCCATGCAGCGTGCGTTGGAGGAGAAGGGTGCGACGTTCCGTTTCGGGGTCACCCTCAAGGATGTGGAATATTTCAAGGAGGGGTTCATCGCCCATTTCGACGAGGGTGAGCCACTTAAGGAGGGACTTTTGGTGTTGTGCGTCGACCACTCCCCAGCCCTCGATCTCATAAAAAATAATTGGGGACCCACGGCAGATAAGAAGATTCGTTCGAGCACCTATGGATGCATTAATGTTTTATTGGAATACGAAAAGGAGGTGGATTTCGATGTCAATTACTTTTATGATGTGGTGCACACGGAGTGGAACATCATCCCGGCCCTCCTTGACGACAAAAAGACGATTTCGGTGGTCATCCCCAACCTGACGGAAGAAATCCTCACGACCCCACCGGACGCTTTGGTTCACGAGGTCATCAGACAGTACGACCCTATGCGCAAACCTCAGGGTGCGCGCATCGCGTGGGGTGCGGATTGGGACTACACCAAGAAGCGATGGCGATTCACGCAATCCTCGGGTGCCCTCTCCAAGTGGGGGCAGTTGCCATTCTTCGGCGAATCCAAAAAGGTGGCTTTGGTGGGTATGATGAGTGAGCACAACACCCCCTACGCCTCGATCGAGACCGCGGTGGAGGTGGCTCGGTCGTTCGCACACGTCCAGTTCGGGACTCGTCGACCGAGGACACCCCTCCTCCTCACCCACATCATCTTTTTGATACTTATAGTTTTGGTCAGTATATTAATGAGTAGAGCACGATGAGATTTGTCGCGAAGATTCATGAACCATTTTATGAATTCAACGACAAGAAATATATTCGAATCGTGATCCCGGACAAAATCGTATCGATTATTGTTTCCATGCAAGAGAAAAAAAAACATCTCATACAAAATACTTTCGTGGACGATCCTTTGGATGGAAACATATTGCGCGTAAAAATTCCCTACAGGTACAGACGGTGTATGTGTAAGGTGGAGGGGCTCACTCCGGTGGAGGGCATGGAGAGGGGGGCCAGGGTGGAGGTGGAGATTTCTTTCGCCGGGGCGTGGAACAAAGGGGAGCACAGTGGATACGCATGGAAGGTGGATTGTATTAAAAATATAGACTAATAGTAGAGATGAAATTCACCAACAAACAAAAAATTCAATTGTTGTCAATGATCGTCGCCGCCCTCCTCATCGCCGTCGTGTGGATGATTCGCAACCCGAGAGTGGAGGTGGAGACGAAGGAAGTCGAGGTCGAGGTCCCAGTGCCCGTGCGCGCGAGAGAGCCGGTGCGCCGCGAACCCGAATTCAGAGGTCCACCGATCAAGCAGTGGAAGCCCGGGACGATGCAGCAGATGGGTCTGTTGGTCCAGGGTGAGACCACCCTCCCTTTGTACGGCAAGGAGGTGCGAGGGCGACGGGACAGGTACCACTACTACACCACCACCCCTGGTCAGCAAATCTACCCCATCCCGGTGACCCACGAGTCGAGAGATTGCATGGATGACATCGGGTGCCAAGAATTGTACGGAAACGAGACGGTTTCGGTGCTCGGGAAGACGGGGACGTACGACGTGAAGATGTACAGGACTGACGATTTCTTTTAAAACGCGAGGTAATTCTCCCAGTCTAAGTATTTGAATGTTTTGTATCCAACCTTGACGAGTTCTTCGAAGGGGGTGGGCACGTGTTCCAGCCCGACGTGCGACGGGTCGATCGTCTGCGAGTTGTGTTCGAAACAGATGACTGGTTTATATTTTTTGATGGTCTCTATGGCCCCTTGGATCACTAATCCTTCAGCCCCCTCGACGTCGATTTTCATGAAATCGAGGCCCGGGAGGTTCAGTGAATCCAACGTCTCGACGCGTAATTTTTCCCCACCCTTACCGATGCCCAGACCCCCCTTGTTCCACCCGTCTTGAACCCTGACCGAGGCCATGGTGTTCATCTCGAGTTCGGCTCTCGCGTGGCCGAGGCCGTGATTGTACAGGTGAAACCGCTCGGTGTATCCATTCTGTGCCACGTTGTGCGAGAGGATGTCGAAGAGTTTCTTTTGTGGTTCGAACGCCCACACGGTGGCCTCGGGGTTTATTCCGGCGTATGACACACAGTGACACCCGATGTTTGCCCCGACGTCGACGATGTATTTGGCCTTCTCCACGTGGGGTTTCAACATGTCGTTGATGATGTGATGCTCGTACACCCTCCCCGCCATCATATGGTTTCGGATGTAGGCGTCCTCCGAGTCGATGAGAAAAATTCCATTCGGGGTTCTGATGTTCATTTCATAATCATCCACTCCAACCTTTAAAATATTCCAAACTTTTTCTTGTTGAACACCTTTTCCACGTGTTCACACGGGATTTCGCGTTCTAAGAATAGCCACAGCCCGTGCTTCTTACATTTATCGATGACCGACGATGGGTATTTCGCGTGTGACTTGCAAATTTTCCCATGGGCGTACTCCTTGTTTAATCTTTCCAAACCCTCCTCTATCTCCGATATGGATTTGGTGCCATTGAAATATTTATATATCTTTGTCACGTTATCGGTAAATACGTCTCGGTTAAAATTTGGTGAACGACATCGAGAACTTTTGGACATGAAAGATTTGTGACGACCTTCATACTTCTTCACGAGTTCCAACACCGAGTCTTTAATGTTGGAGACGTCTTCGAGGTATATTTCTGGGACGTCCACCGCTTTGTTTACGGATGAGAAGGCTTCGTAGATGTCTTCGTTCGACGCTGAAAACAAAACGTCCACGATGCACTCGGTATCACCGCTGTTTATGAGTTTCAACAACTCTCTTCGATGATTGCCATCATAACACACGAGACCTTCATCTTTGAGTTCGGCCAAGTGAATGAATTTGGGTATGTACCCACCAGAGGCGTGATACTCGTACATGTCATTCACCCTCTCGACATCTGGGTGTCTGTTCTTGCTCCATTTTCTACAGATGGGATCGATGTGTTTGAATTTGACACTGTAACCGACGTGATTTCCACACCTGTACAACTCTTTGGCAAAAGTTTTAAATACACTCTCCATGTTTGTGTAATAATCTAAGCCCTCGCTTTATTCCACAAACTCTTGATTTCCTTGGACAACTTATTAATTTTGTCTCCGAGTTTTTGGGCAGACTTGATGTCACCCTTCTTGTAGGCGGCAGCCTGTTTGTTGAACAACTTGTTCAGTTGTCCTTGCTTCTTCTCCGCGCGTGCGAAGGTTCTATTGAGTTGGGCCTGTCTGTCCTTGAGTTGGTACAATTATTATATTACTATATATTATTATGCCGTCTATGCGAAATCTCTGGGAGCGTCAGCGCGTCGCGAAAAATCTCGGTCTCAACATCACCAAGAAGACGATGATGGGATCGACTAAGTACAAGACCGTGAAGGAACTGAACAACAACATCCGTCAGCGCCGGTTGGCGAAGTGTCGCGCGGCCATCAACAAGATGAACAAGTAAAAATCTCCTCCTCCTTCTTCACACTCATTTTCACATTCTTCGTGAATTTCTGTTTCTCCACCAGCAATTCCCGGAGGGTCTCCTCGTCTTCGAGGCACCTACAGAACCGCGCCTTTTCTTGGAGGTTGACCGTCGCCAACTCCTCCTTCTTCGCCTGCACGTAGGGCCACACGGCGAGCCGAAGAGCGTGGAGTTCGGCTTCGAGTTGTCCTATGTGAGGAATCAAAACATCCTTCACCAGTGCGTGGGTTAATTCTGGATCTATTTTCCCCCAGTTACCCATGATAAATTCTTGAGTATAAGTTTTAAGTCATCCTTGAGCATATCGAATCTTCCGAGTCTGAACTGCACGAACATCCAGAGGAAAAACAGGAGGGACTTGAAAAATTTATTCGCGTCGTTGTCTTCCATCTTGTAGATGCCACCCATGACTCGACCGAAGAAGGTTTCGTCTTTGTTCTTCCCGGTGATCTTCTGTTCCATGAGGGTCAGGGCGCACGTGTCGTCGTTCACGCTCCAGTGGAAGAACAGGAAGGGCACCATGATGGAGTAGAACTCGAGGTAGTGCTGAATGTTAGTGAACGGCATGATCACCAGACTCATGAACAGAAAGAGGTGAATGGCGAAAATTATATTCATCTCTATTAAGATGAGTGCAGAAAAAAAGTTACCCAAGGTTTGGTATCCACCCCAAGAGATGATCCTGAAGAGTTGGGGTGAGGCCGCGGCGTGTTACCGCTTCATGCACTACCAGAGTTTCCTCAAGTACCGAAAATCAAACATGCGTTTTACCCTCCCGGTGATTGTGTTGAGTACTCTCACGGGTACGGCCAACTTTGCCCAAGAGCAGTTCCCACCAAATTTGAAGCCCTACGTCGCCCCGACCATCGGTGGCATGAACCTGGTCGCAGGTCTCATCGCGACGATCGCGCAATTCCTCAAGGTGAGTGAACTCATGGAGTCCCACAGAGTGGCGGCGATGACCTACGGGAAATTTTCGCGAACGATCCGGTTGGAGTTGGCACTTCCCCTGTCTGAGCGCACGAAGGATGGCAGTTTCATGATCGAGGACTGCCGCGCGGAGTACGACCGTTTGATTGAGCAGTCGCCACCCATCCCGAGTGACATCCTCAACGCCTTCGAGAAGGAGTTCCCGTACGACAACAAGTTCTACAAGCCGGAGATCATGCACATCCAACCGATTAAATTATATAGCGCCATCAAAGAAAATCAATTGGTGTCCAAGATCACTGGAATGATTCCGACAAATAAAACGAAGGATGAATTGATGAAAGAGGTCAAGGAGATTCGAAACTCCGGCATGGGTAAGATCACCGCCCCGGTGGAGAGGGTGCGTTTCGACTTGGAACAACAGAAGAAGGAGCGCGACGCTGAGTTGGAGGCGCTGCGTTCACAGACGAAGGTCTCCCTCGTCAAGCAGAACGTGACCTCGGAGTTACAGAAGCGCGTGGCCATGATGGCGACGGAGGTCCCCGCCGAGACGCCACCACCCTCCCCGGAACGGGAAATGGAGGACGACACTGAAGCGTTAGAGGAGGTGGTCACGGAGGAGCCACCAGAGAACTCTGAAGGGGAAGAAGACGAAGCCGATTAGCGATGTAGAGGAGAAGCACTAGCACGAGCACATTCATGATTCCGCACGTCACGATGGGCACGAAGAGTTTCTTTTTTAAAGGCTCGAGCACTTTATTATGTAGTGCGTCGTTTTTTAGCACAATATCCACGGCTTCATTAGTAAGGTCATCAATGGATTGTTTCATTAAAGTAGTCCCTGAAAAAAAGGATGCACCGGATGACACAATCCATGAGGAGTTGATTTCAAAAATTAGAGTGTACCTCTCCTTCGGGCGAAACGTCTTGTTGTGTGGACCCCACGGCGTCGGGAAGACGTTTGTTGTCAACCGCACCCTCGGGGGCGAGTGCATTCATATTCTCCCTGAGCACCTCAAGTCAAAAAACATATTCCTAGATTGCATCAAGAGTTCTAAGAAACATTGTGTGCTCGAGGACATCCACGTCGAGAGTGGTTTCAAGGGGATGATTGAGAAGATATCCGACGGCCTGCGCATCACCAAGGGGAGTGTCATAGGTACCTCGACGGAGATGTACATGTACCCAGGTTTTGAAACCATATACATGAGTCGCCATGCACCGGAGACGCTCATGCGTTTGCGACCGAGTGCGAGTTGGGAGGATGCGGTGCGCGCGGATGGCAACATTCAGAATTTCCTCTCCTACACGGATGAACGTTCGGACACGAAGGATATATTCAAGACTGGAAAAGAATTAATCACCGAACTTTTATGTGATGGGAAAAAGAAATATGACAGGGACAAGGCGTTCGAGCACGGGAACATGTTGGCGATGTTTCAAGAAAATTATTTAGATTCGGAGGGGGTGAACTACGTGGGTGCGTCGTATTCTTTCAGTGACGCCGATCTTTTAGACAGTGCGATATACGACGGTAATTGGGAGGCAATGGCTTTTTTCGTGAACAGTGCCTTTTGTCGCCCCAAACAGTTCATGGGTGCCCCTCTGCGCCCACAGGAGGTTCGTGCCGGTTCGTGTTGGACGAGACACGGAAACTACAAAATGCGTCAGCAGAGGGTTCGGACCATCTCACAGTTGGCAGCCCCTTACACCCTCGGAGTGGATGAGTTGTGTTTGCTACGAAAGCACGCACAGATGAAAAATTTCGATATATTATTGCACTACAACATCACCCCCCAAGCCTTCGATATTATGAATCACTTGTGTGTGAACAACAAATTAAAGCAGAGAGAGGTATCTAACATTAAGAAGCAGTTGAAGCATGTACTGGAACAAAGAGAAGGATGAGGAAGAAGAAGAGGTCGAGGTGTGTAAGGTGGTCGGGAACGAGATGTATTTCGTGGGAGACATAACTCCAGAAAACAACTTGGAATTCCTCGAAAAGTTTAAGCGTCTCGAGAGCACCCTCCTCAAGATGGCGGCCGACCTCAACGGGTACGAACCGGAGATCCGCATCCACATCTGCTCGGACGGCGGCGACTTGTTCAGTGGGTTCTCCCTCATGAATCACATCGAGAAGAGCAGGGTCAAGGTGGTGACCATCGCCGATGGGTCGTGTTGTTCGGCGGCCACCTTCTTCCTGTTGGGTGGTCGCGAGCGTCGGATTTCCCGCAACGCGTTCATACTCATTCACCAACTGAGCACTGGACACTACGGGAAATACGAGGAGATGAAGGATGAATTGCGCACATGTGACAAACTCATGGAACAAATCAGAGATGTTTACACGGCGAAGACTAATATTCCTGAAAAGAAACTCAACAAACTTTTGAAGCACGACATTTACCTCGAGGCGGCTAAAGCATTAAAGTATCAAGTTGTTCACGCTTATGACTGATGTCGACCGCTCGTTTGAATAGACACAAGGTGCATAGCACTATTATTAATATACAAATCGTGTTTGCGTTCATTTCGACCCCAACCGCCGGTGGTGGCGCCAATCTCTCGAGTCTCGCTCTATTGACGACGGGTGGCACCATCTTAAACTACATTACGTCTAGAAATTTACACTGGGCTGTTTCGGCAGTCTTATGCCCAGCGTTCGCAGCGAATACCTCTTTTGCCTAGACAGCGGGGTGTCCCCGTCCTTCATGTATTCCAGCCACAGGTGGAGGGAGGCGTGACCCCCCTCCTCGGAGAGCACGTTGAGGTGTCCGTGCTTTTGTTTGAATTCCACCAACTTTGTGTACATGGTGAGCCACGCGTCTTCGGTTGGGGTGATCCATTCTCGTGCGTTCGCGGGGTCTTCGACGTACTCTATGCATCTCCGAATGAATTCTTCGTAGTACTCGGTGTAGTCGTACTCGTACTCGATGTCGTCGAGGAGTTCCACGGGTGGGTTCACCAAGGCTTCGAATTCCCTCAGTTCGACGGGGAACCCCCAGTTCACGAGTTCGATGGTGTCGGTGTGCTTTAGGAGATAACGCATGAGGTCGGCGGTGAGCACCCCCCTCCCGAGTTTCTTTTTGTTCTTTTCGTGTTTAGACCTTCCCTGTGCAAGATATTCCTCTCTACACAAATCCACTGATTTCTCAAAAATGATTTCTTGCAACTCCCTCGGTAAGATGTCCCATAACGATTCGGTTGTCATGCCCTATATTTTCTGAGATTTTTATCAGCCGTGTAGTAAGTCTTTCCCTTCACGGCGTAGGAGTGCACGCGAGCGTACGCCCACTGTTGAGCCGTCGCCCCGGGTCGGTGTCCCGTGCGCCACGCGGCCAGGCCTCGGTTGTACACGGTGCGCACGGTTCGAAGGGGTATGCCCGTGGCTTTGGCAATCTGTGGGAGGGTCTTGACGTGGGGTCCATACTTTCTTCGAAACTTGGCCGTGTACGAGGACGTTCGGGTCTTCACTCCCTTATCGGTGGCGAAGGGTTTATAGTCTTTGCGGAGCATCTTTTTGTACCTTTGCTCGACTTGATTGGTTGTGGTGAGGCCTCGAAAGTATTTGAGTGGGGCGTATACTTTCCCGTGGGTTCGGCGCAATCTGGATAGAATCTTTTTTATTTGGGTATCATCCATCTATAGTATTACAACACATTTGATTCGCCGGCTTTGTAAGGTAAGTCCACCCCTTAGATTTGTCGTGTGTGATCCGACACAAGCACCGCGTGCAGCGAAAGTACGCGCGTTCGCGACGCGTTCGCTTGATAACCTTTCTCCCGTAACACCGCAGGTTGTGTATGTCATGTAGTACCTGTTTTCTCGGCTTCTTCCTTTTCGGTGGGGGTGGGAAGATGCGACACGAGTCACACACGAGGGAACAGCAGTGAGGGCACGGATCCATCCTCCTACAAGTGACGCGCGCGACGCAGATTGTTTTGCAATTCTCTCAGAGTTTTGTTTCGGTAACCAAACATCGTCTTCACTCGCGTGTTGATACCGAGTTTTTTCGCTTTTGTACGGAGTTGAGATAAAGACATGCTTACTTTCGAACGGGCCACACCCGCTTTGTTTTTTGACTGCATGGTTCTTTTGATTCGTCGTTGGAGATACGTGCCCGACTTTTTAGAATTGTTTCTAGACTTGACAGCCGCGTTTCTCTTTCGACGCAGTTCGTTGAGGTTCATTTATTAATGTACCTAGAAAATTATCTTCTCCTCATCATCATCATTCCACCAAACATGAGCAAGAGGCAACAACACGAGGACGACGAGAGCACGACTGCACCTGCATTCCCCGATGACTTCTGCTCTTGTTTTTGCGCGGGTGGTGCCGCTGCGGGAGGTTCCCCCGCTGAGGGAGGTGGAGCAGCCTCGTCCGGCTTTTTGCATATGCCGTGCGCCGGATCGATTTTGCAATATATTTCTTCGTATTGACCCCTCTCTGATTCTAACAGTAGCGCACCTCTCAGTTTACACAATTTACCCTTGGGCAAAAAGTCCTCGGGCTTCGAGCCTCTGAGTCTGTGTCCGAAGGCTGAGAGGTCTCCACACGCACTAGCACGGACCTCGGGTGGACACTTTGCGAGAGCCACTCTCAACTTATTTTCATCG